GCAAGGTGTTTTGGATGTTGCTGGTGCTGGATCAAACTTAGCAAATCAAATATTTGGTATGTATACGCAAATTGCTCAATCAGACTTAGATTTAACTGGTGTAACATTACCAACAGAAGACATTGGTAATCTTCCAATTCTACAAGAAATGCAAGGGCTATATCAGGAAATGGAAGCAAGGACAAAGCAAATTGCTGAAAACAATATGAGAATTGCTGGAATTCAAGAAAAGATTAATCAGTATCAAGCAGAACTTAATAAAAAGCAAGAAAGATTGCAAGATCTTCAAGACCAAGTAGAAATGAATTATAACCGACCAATTGAAAATCTTCAAGACGCAATTGAGAAGTTAAGAAGAGAACAAGAATTAAAGTTTGATCGTCCAATTCAAGCATTACAAGAAGAGTCTACAAGACTTTCTAATGACCTAACACTTATTGATAAGGCTGCTGAAGCAATTAATGAAAAATATGATAAGCAAGAAGAGGCTCTTAATAAGATTTCTGAAATTAATAATGAACTTATTGCTCAAGAAAAGACAAGACTTGGACTTGCTGATGCATTAACACAAGGTGATATTTCTGCTGCTGCACAGGCTGCTCAAGATTTACGAGCACAATCGGCACAGTTTGCTCAGGGTCAACAGTCTGGTATGCTTGCTGAGGCTAGAAGGCTTGAAATTGAATCACTCCGTTCTGCAAGTGGTATGACAAGAGAACAGATTGAAGAGCGTCAGTTCCAAATTGGTCAAGAAATTTATAAGTTAGAGCAAGATAGACTTAAGTTGCAAAAAGAACAAGAAGTCCTACAAGATAGAATTTATGAAATTGAACAACAGCGAAAGGTAGTACTTGACCAAATCAAACTTCTTGAAGATGAAATTAAGCGTTACCAAGAAGAAATGATTGACCCATTGCAAAAACAAATTGATGCAATTAATCTTGAAAATACATCTTTACAATATCAAAATGATTTAGCACAAACTCAAATTGATAAACTTAATGAACAACTTACAGTTCTTGGAAAAACTCAGGAAGAATGGCAAAATGTTGCTGCACTCATTGCTCTTGCTACAATTAATAGTGCTGAATTTTTACGAATTCTAAAAGAAACTCTAGATGCTTTAGCACTTATCAATCCAAATGGAACAGTTGATCTTCCAACTGGTACTGATGGAGGAACTGGTACAGACACAGGCACAGGCGGTGGCGGTGGCGGAGGCTCTGTAGCCCTTGCTAAGGGTGGCAAAGTTAAGTATATGGCAAACGGTGGATCAATGTTTAAGGCAATTGGCAGCGATACTGTTCCAGCAATGCTAAGTCCTGGTGAGTTTATTATGAGTCGTGGAGTTGTTGATAAACTTGGTACAAGATTTTTTGATGACTTAAACTCTGGAAAATTTAATAAACCAAAGTTTAGAATGGTTGATTCCCCATATGATCCAAAGCCATTTGATGATATTAATGTGAAAAAAGAGGTAGAAAAGAACTCGGCAGTGTATAATAGTTACAACATCAATGTTAATAGCAATGCCTCTAACCCAGACGATGTTGCTAGAGCAGTTATCAATCAGATTAAAAGCGTTGATGCCCAAAGAATTAGGAGCCAGAGAGTATGACAAGTAATGCCTATATGAGTGGCAGGAAACGATACACAAGACCACAAGCAATGCTTTTTGCTGATAACCCTGGAACACTTATTGATGGATTTTATGTTCCTACTGGATATGAAGTTGGGGCTAATACAGAATTGGTTGAAGACCCAAATTTATTAGATCAGTTTTTAATTTTATCAGACCATAATCGTGGAGATATCTCTATGTCACCACAAAGAATTGAAACACGAGAACGAACTATTAATGGTCGTATGCGTTCTTATTATGTTGGAGACAAACTTCAAATTAGTACATCTTGGTCATTATTGCCATCAAGATCTTATTCAGATTATGCAAATTTTAATATTTCAACTGGAAAGGCTGACAATGATGGAAGCACAACAAGCAGGGATGCTGATGGAACTAACTATCAACCAGGATTAGAATATACTGCAGACGGAGGTGCTGGTGGTGTAGCCCTTTTAGATTGGTACGAAAATCACGAGGGTTCATTTTGGTTGTATCTTGCATATGATAAGTATAGTAATTTTACATCATCTCCATATAATAACTTAAATAAATATAATGAAATAATTGAGGTATATTTTTCTAGTTTTAGTTATGACATCGTAAAGCGTGGTATTCACGATTTATGGAACATTAACCTTAGTTTGGAAGAGGCATAATGTTTCAAAGTGATGAGTTAAAGAGTCATTTTGAAGAGTCTTCTACAATTAAGACTCAGGCATTAATTTTTGCTGAATGGAATATGAATATGCCAGAAAATATTCAACTTCTTGGTAACTACAGATATAGACCACAAGATTCAGATATAACTTATAGAAATATACCGACATCTTTTGACCAAGCGGATGCTGGAAATTTCTATACTGGTGCTACAGATGCTGACATTATTATTGATGCTGGAGTTGATGATGAAGAAACACCATCACCAAGATTTTTGCAACTAACTAAAGATAAAATGAAAATGATATATTCTTTAGAAGATTGTATCAAACCATTTAGACCAAGATCAGGAATTAATAAGGCTTCTTATTTTAATACAAGATATTTGGCAAACTCTGGACCAAATATGTTTCGTAGACCACGATACTATATGGCTGCCAAAGATGATCAGTTTAGATATTGGTCATCATATAGAACAGAAGATAATATTGAACAGGGTGTAGCAAATAAAGTAGTTAATGGTGCATATTTTATTAATGATGCTGCTCCTTTTGTTGTTTATAAAGAATCAGTACCAGCAAACAGAATTGTTGTTAAAATGCAAACCAATGTAGGAGACCTTGATTTAGGTCCATTTACAACAAGTGCCACGAACATAGATGACCCATTTTTTGGCGAGGCAAATAAAACAACACCAATAAGGTGGAGAATACAGTATTTACAAAATAATAACTGGGTGGATGCACAAGTATTTACTGAATCAAGCGTTAGAGATAATGGAGATCCAGTAATTGGTACAGACGGATATGTTGAATTACAGTATGGATTAATTATTCCAAAAGACTACAGCGACATATTTGTTTTTGTTGAAAAACTATCTTCTGATACATTATTGCCATCAGAGTCTTTAAATGGATATGGATACTTAGTTGTTGAAAATGAAGAAGATGCTGGAACTTTATATATTTGGAATAGTGCAATTGAAGATTATATTGAAAACCCTGCAGAATATGGCTGGTCACTACAAAATGAAGACATAACAAGTAAAACTGTATTTGTAACAGATTTAACATCCCCAGACTTTTTTGTTGAAAACTTAGTTACAAAATACAGAGAATTTGAATATATTCAAGGTATTCGTGTTGTTGTTGAAACTATGAACAAATTTGATTCAACATTCGACCTAATTGAAATGTCACCACGATTAGTTGCAGATATTACAGATAGTATAAAAGATTATAGCGTTACTAAAGTTTTATCTGATTTAAATGATGGTGCTTTGCCTGTAGGTCAATTGTTAGCATCTACTGGATCAATTAATATTTTTGATTATGACCAATCTTTTAATTCTTTAAATACTGAAAGCATAGTTTCAAAATATCTAGATAAGAATATTAAATTTAATTTTTATGAAGTAATTAAAGAAGTTGGGGCATATGATTACTTTGTGCCAATTAAAACTTTATATTCAGAAGGTATTAATGATGCTTCAGATAATCCAGTCAATATATCTGCTGAACTTAGAGACCTATATTTTTATTTTGAGTCTATGCCAGCACCAAGACTTCTAGTTACAAATGCATCACTAAGTTATGCTGTCTCAACACTATTAGACTATATTGGATTTACAAATTATAAATTTTACAGACTTGATAATGAAAATGATCCAATAATTCCATACTTTTTTGTTGGACCAGATCAAAATGTTGCTGAAGTCTTAGCACAGTTGGCAGTATCTACACAATCAGCAATGTTCTTTGATGAATATAATAACTTTATCGTAATGAGCAAAAACTATATGTTGCCAAGTAATGAAGAAAGAGACATAAACTTTTCATTAATTGGAACAAAAAGCCAAACACAAAATGGCATTATTAAGAATTATTCTGCATCTTCACAACTACCAAATATCCTTGCAATTTCTTCTAAAGAAAAAAAGGTATATAACGATGGAAAGATTAACTTTACACAAAGATACATTCAGCGTTCATATGGAAGTATAAGGCAAGCATCATTGGTTGACTCAGATAAAAACTGGATTTATAAACCAGCCCTTTTGTGGGAGGTATCTGGAACAGAAACTACTAAAACAATTAATGAGCAGGTGTCACAGCAAGGTAAATATGTTCTTGGTGCGATGCCAATTAATTCTGATTTAACTGACCAAGTTCCACAAGTTGTAAAAAATAGACTCATAAATAATATTATAGATCTTGGTGAGAATGTTTATTGGCTTACCAGAAATCAAGGGTATTTTTATGCTAATGGAGAAATTATTAGGTATGACGCTGTAGAATATAATGTTACAGGTATTGGAAATGTATGGATATCAAGCAATCAAGAATATCAAAATTATTTTTCTAAACTCCCTTTTAATGGAAAAATTTATCCAACTGGTAATGTAAGAATTTTTAGTACGCCATATTATGAAACAATTGATGGAATTGATAGACTTCAAAATGGAGAAGTTTATGAACACGGTAGAGGACAGTTTGGAACACCAGTTGTATATCACTACGCTGGATTAAATTCTCATTGGTCAAACAATAGTAATGCTAGAGGATGTTTGATGGATTCAAATCTTTTATTTAATACTAAAGATGTAGACTTCTTAAAGTCTGGAGAAGATTATCCAGAAACTGAGATTGGTAAGGCTGGACTAGATAGTGATGTTGCAGGGGCAAGCAATCTATATTTGTCATCATCTCGCAATGGAGTTCTTAAAAACTTCTTGTCTTCATCCAATATAACTGAAACAGAAGCAAATTATCTCAAGAGCACACAA